TCCATCTTCCTACCCGATGAGAGTTACTTCAGTATCCTGGACCTGGGACAGGAAGGCGCAGAACAGATTAAAAAACAGGACTATAACATTGAAGATGTAGACGTCCTTCCGACCTCAGATCCTAATGTCGCCACAGAACAACAGAAGATAGCCAAGGTACAAGCCATTGGCGAACTCCTGTCTTTAGGGACGATAAACCCACAGGAGTACACAAAAAGGGTATTGGAGGCTACAGAGCAGCCTGATGTCGAATCTCTGATGAAGATGCCTGAACCACAGCCCGATCCAGAGGTTGAGTTTGAAAGAGAGAAGTTTAAGGACGAAAGTGAAAGGGCTTGGGAGAAGCTAGACATAGAGCGTGATGCCGTTGTAGCCGAGGCCATAAAAGATATAGCCGAGGCTGAATCCAAAGAAGAGGGTCAGCAGTTATCACAATACCTTGAAGAAGTGAAGGGCATGAGAGAGGAAACTTTGGCTTCTATAAAAGTAGGCCAGATGCGTGAAGCACACGCAATGAAGATGCAGCAACAGAAGCAGAAGATGGAACAGAGTCAGCAACCCCAGAGAGGAGTAGAAGATGTCGGAAATATCCAAAGCGGAGTTCAAGGAATGGGAAGGCAATAAAGTAACCCAGTACGTTATGGGTGAGTTGTCTCGCATACGTAAAGATTGCGAGGAAGCACTTGCAGACGGATCAACGCTCGGTCTTATAGGAGTCTATAGCACCGAATCCGTTGTTGGTCGCATTCAGGGACTAAAGGATTTCCTTGAGATTAAATACCAGGATGACCCTAATGACAATTAGCGTGGTGGGCAATCGTATTCTTCTTAAACCACACTTTGACGAGGAGGTGATCAAAGAGGGTGCATTAAAGGGTTTCAAGATGGATGTCGGTGAAACCTTTAAAAGAGAGAAGGCTGCTACCGTGGTCGGAGAGGTCATTGGAATCGGTCCTAACGCTTGGCATGAGTTCGACGGAGAGCCGTGGTGTGAGGTCGGTGATATCGTTTATTTCGCGAAATTCGGGGGCAAGTTTGTTACCGACGATGAAGGCGAAGAATTGATTTTAATCAATGACCTGGATATCCAGGCGATCTATCGGAAAGCAGTGCATAAACCTAAAGAGGATTTAACAAATGAGTGAAGAAGAAGTTATTGAGATAACGGAAGAACCTGAAGAGTCTGAACTGTCCGATATTGAGCAAGAAGCTGTCAATCTTGGATGGGTAGCGGACGGAGTTGAGGGCAAGAGGAATTTGTCAGCAGAGGAGTTTGTTGATAGGCAACGATTGTATGAGGATATTCGAGGCTTAAAGAAGCAGAACAGAAAGCTACAAGACGGTCTGACAGCGATGAAGGACTTTCAGGCGACCATTCGCTCAAACGAGCGAGAACGGGTTATTGCAGAGTTAAACACCGCCAAGAAGACGGCACTTGAGCAGGAAGACTACAACGCAGTAGTGGCTATTGACGACAAGATAGCCAAACAACGAGTACCGGAAGTACCGCAATCAAACGAGGCATTTGAGTCGTGGATTGACGATAACGACTGGTATCACCAGAACGATGAAATGAAACAGTACGCGGACATGATTGGTACGGGATACTTTCAACAGAATCCCCGTAAAGACATGAACGACGTATACAAATACGTTACAGAAGAAGTAAAGAAGAGATTTCCCGATAGCTTTGAAAACCGGGAACGTAGTAAGCCAAACTCTGTAGAGGGTGCAGGCAAAGGTAGGGCCAAAACATCAAAACGGCATTCTGCAAAAGACTTGCCAGAGGATGCAAGGCAAATAATGAAGACCATTGTTCGTACTGGAACAATGACCGAAGCCGAATACTTGGCTTCATACTTCGATTGAGTCAACTTTCCCTAGAGGAATAAGAGGAGTTTGTTATGAGTGATTTTTTAAAGAGAAAACCAGGCCGACCACCCAAGGTCAAGCGCACAGAGCGCCCTACGCGAGTACCCATGAGTGGGAGTAGAAAGCGTATGCACGTAGAAGAAGAAGATCAAGATCCTAATTTCCACTATGCGTGGATAAACGATCAAGTGGATCTGATTCATCGTGCTAAACGTGCGGGTTACGAGAATGTACCTGTGTCCGAAATTCCACACTGGGGAAGCCCGGGAGTGGATGCAGCAGATTCAACAGATAGTGTCATTTCAATGAAGGTAGGCCCGGATGTAACGGCTTATCTTATGAAGATTCCAATGGAATACTATCTCGAAGATCGCGCTGAAATGGACAGGATGGTAGATGCTCGCGAAGCCGACATGAAAAAAGCACTGAACAGTGGGCAGGAGGGGACGTACGGGAAAGTAGACTTTTCCTAACGATGTAATATGAAAATACTCATATCAAAAGCCTCTTTCTGTCTCCTGTTTGGCAATTTAATTTAGGAGATATAAATATGGCAAATGCAGATAGGCCAAATGGATTCCGCCCGGTAGGTACATTATCCGGCGCTCCATACAATGGTCAAATGCGTAAGTTTTACACAGACACGGACTGTTTTCTTGGTGATCTTATGATCCAAGATGCAGCGAGTGTTACAGGTGGGAGTGATGGTGCTTATCAGGGTGTGACTCGTGCTACTTCAGGAACCGCTTCTTTAGTAATCGGTGCTGTAGTAGGCTGGGAACCAGATCCAGATAATCTTACTCGTCCCTACCACGCGGGTTCTTCCACGCTGGCAGTTTATCTGTGCGTAGATCCGAATGTTGTTTTCGAGTGTCAGGACAATGGGGCTGCAACACTTATCGTAGCCGCTGATGTAGGTCTTAACTATGACATCGTTGTAACAGCGGGTACTACTGCTACAGGTGTTTCCAATATGGAAGTTGATTCAGGCACCGCTGGAGCTACAACGGCAGCCACACCAGTCAAGTTAGTGGGCATTACTGATCGCCCTGATAACGAGGTTGGAGTAGCTAACGCCAAGCTCTTGGTTACCCTGAATACTCACGTTTATAATGCCGATGTCGGCTCACTGGGGGTTTAATTATGCCTATTAATACAGGTAGCTTCGCAAAAGCCCTTAACTAGAAACTACCATTCGCCAAGGGGCATTTGGGTGTAAACCCATCTTAAAAATCCATCGAATTGCTGGGAACTCCTTCGGGACAATCAGCAGCTAAGCCGGGAGGCGTATATGATTATATACAGAGTTTTGAACAAGATAAATGGCAAGTGTTACATAGGATTGACTACGCTTGGTCTTGGGGAGAGAAAGCACAAGCACTGGTTAAATTCCAGAAACCCCGATAAGAACAAGAAACAAGCTATTTATCTGGCAATCAATAAGTATGGCTGGGATAACTTTGAATGGCAGGAATTATGTTCTGCTCTTACAAGGGAAAACCTAGTTGGTTTGGAAAAGGATTTCATAAAGGAATATGACTCGTATGAGACCGGGTATAACAACACTTTAGGCGGTGATGGGGTTGATATCTCAAGGAAGCTAGAAAAGTATGTTATTAGGTTTCCAGACGGAAGTGTTAGAGTTGTTGAAGGATATAAAAAGTTTTGTAGGGAGCATGGTACAAATGAAGGTAGTTTGTGGCATACATATCAACCATACAAAAGAACTTATACCTATAACAGCAAGAAAGGCACCAAATATTATACTTATTGGATGAAGAACAAAACCTGTAAAGGATATACGTTACTCGGAAAGTTCAACGACTATCTGGGAACAGAGTACCTCCAAGCGGGGGGAAGCGGTGGACTCCAACTAGAGTTAGAAGCCTTGTTGGATGATGATATAGTCTAGACTCATGTGAAAGCATGAGCAGTTCAATGGAACTGGATTTAACGGAAAACGCTAGTTAAATCAAATAATTAGATGGCCAGGAGTTTCGAGCTGGTATGGGCAAGCCTACGATGAGCATAGTGTAGAGTATACGGATCTTTTTGATACGGAGACTTCGCGCAAAGCTTTTGAAGAGGACATGGGTACGAGTATGTTTGGTCTTGCGGCTGTTAAGCCAGAAGGTCAGGGTATTTCGTATGACACCGCGCAACAGGGATACTTGACCCGTTACACTCATGTAACATACGGTCTCGGTTTTATCATTACTCGTGAAATGGTCGATGATGACCAGTATGACGTAATTGGTAAGAAGAGAGCCAAGGGTCTTGCATTCTCGATGCGTACAACTAAGGAAGTCGTAGGTGCTAACGTGTACAACCGGGCTATTACAACCGGCTATACGGGTGGCGACGGTATTGTTTTACTTTCCACGGGCCATACAAACAAGGCTGGTGGCACTTATAGCAATATC